CTTCCGAAGGTGAACCGGGAGGAATTCTTGCCTCCCTCACCACATAATATAGGCCTGTACGGCCTAGGGCACAAGTGCAAACCACGAATTAAACCATATGGAAAACCCATTGAAATCAATGGGTTCTAGCAGAGCATGCCAGCCATGAACCAGCAAATCGCCAGAGTTCCAGTCGAAACGCCCGTATTTGCGCGGCCAAATCCAGCCCTTTCGATTGTCCGCGCGGCCATTGCAACGGGGATGACCAGAATCGACCGCTCGAAGTCCGCGACCGAGCACGCGCAACGCATGTGGCCGTTCGATCAGACGGCCGCAATTCTCACGCGCGCGGCGACCGCGCCATTGTCGCTCGCCGGCACGGGGCTGCTCGAAGTCGTGACCGCGGTGTTGCCTGCGCTCGTGCCGGTGTCCGCTGCCGCCAAAGTCTTTTCCGCCGGGCTCAGTCTCGTTTGGGATGGCGCGGGAGCGATCATGATTCCAAACGTGACGCCGCCGACCGGCGTGAGTGCGTTCGTTGCCGAAGGGATGCCCAAACCCGTTGTGATGGGCGCGACCACGGGCGCGCGCCTTGATCCGCATAAAATTGCACCGATCGCGGTTATTAGTTCGGAGTTGTTCGCACAAGCGTCGATCGAACAAATCATGTCACGTATGTTGAGCGAGATCGCCGCGGTTTCGCTCGACACTGCATTATTTTCAAACGCGCCAGCCGACGCCACGCGTCCGGCCGGCATACTTAACGGCATCACACCGCTAACGGCATCTACAAATGCCGATTTGACCGAGGCGATGTTTAGCGACGTCGTTGCGCTCGGAAACGCCATTGCGCCCGTCGCGGGCGGCAGCAACATCATGTTTATTTGCAGCGCGGGGCAGGCGATTGCTTTACAATTGCGCACCTACGGCAGCTTCGGCACATATGGCGAATTCGGATCTGCGGTTGTTTCAAGCTCGGCGCTACCTAACGGCACCGTTATCGCGCTCGCGGTCAATGCGCTCGTTTCGATTTTCGGCGTGCCGTCGTTCGAGACAGCGACGCAAGCGACCTTGCATTTGGAAGGCACAACGCCGTTGCAGATCGGCACGCCTGGAACGCCTCCGGTCGTTGCGGCGCCCGCGCAAAGTTTGTTTCAGTCGGCACTCGTTGCCATCAAACTGCTTCAGCCGGTGACTTGGGCGCTGCGCTCGCCCCAGGCGGTCGCGGTCGTCGTCAACACGAAGTGGTAGGTCAATAAAAAGGGGCACCGTTCGCGGTGCCCCTTTCGGCCGGCCTTGCCTTGCCCAGCCCAGCCTTGCCGTGGCCCGCCTGACCACGCCACAGCCGCGTCACGCCGCGCCTGCCTCGCCTTGCCTAACGCAGTTCTAGCCCGAAACCCTGGAAGCCCGCAATGGAGGCGATCGCGCTTGGCGGCGAGGCGCGGCAAGCGCAGTGGGCGGCGGTCCGTGCGCGGGCGCTGGCGGCGTTAGAAAAGGCTGGCGGTGGTGGCCACGACGTCAGCGACGAGCCGCGCGATCCGTCGGGTAAATGGACGTCCGGCGGCGGCGATGGCGGCAAAACATCCGACGAGGACATGCGGCTGGTCGGCAGTGGCGTTGACAAGTCGCGCGTGGAGAATTGGCGCAAGGAATTAGAGGCGCAACTCGACGCGCTCGAAAAGGAAGGCAAGGTCGGAACTGACGAATGGGATAAAATCAATCGGACGGAAATCGCGTTGGGCTTTTTTATCAACGCGTCCGAAAAGGATAAAGCGGCTGGTCATGCCTCGCTGGTCGAAGTTCACGACGGCAACAACAAACTTCTCGCCGCAGTATTCACGCAACACAATCCCAAGACGTTGGTCTCAATCATCGAAGCAATCGGCGGACTCGAAAAGGCAGCACTCACCAAGGCGCTTGAGCATACCGTCTTGCATGAAGAATCTGGCAACAAAGCCGAACGCATCGAGAAGGTCGAGTTCAAGGATCAAACAGATACCATCGAGGCGATGAAGGCTGCCGGTTTCACTGGGAAGCCGATGCAGACCGAGGGCGTCGTCCGCATGGTTCGCGGTGTCGCGGAAACGTCGGCCGAAAAACCACCTGACCTCGAACATCTGCCGGTGCCGGTGGAGTTGAGTGAAGGAACTGGCGGGAGTTTCCAGGCTGACTTTGCTAGGGCCGTCAGAGATATTCCCCCGCGGGCGGCCAAGACCATGGCCGATGCAGGAATTAAAGTTAGAGCCGGTGCGCGGATTACTCAGTTGAAACCTGAGTTGAAGGGCGTTCACCCGCGCGGATGGCCTAGAGGAATGACGTGGGATACTGCCGAAGGGCTTTATGATCAAGCTCAGAAGGCAGTGCACATCACGGAGTTTTATCGGCCCGTTGGCAGCAAGAAGTTTGTGCCGAGCGGGCGCATTCGCGGCGTCCTCTTACACGAGAGCGGGCACGCTTTCGATCACGCTCTCGGCTATCCGTCGAACTTTTCCACAGCTTACATCGACGCCTATGCGGACGACGTGAAGCAGATGGCGAAAGACGAAAAATTTTCGGTGGGTTATTATCTGCAAAAAGGCAAAGCTGGTCGCAGCGAGGCATTTGCTGAATTGTTTGCTCAGCATGTGAACGAAGGCGCAGGATCTGCAAAGCAGGATATCCGGGAGTTTTTCCCGAACGTGTCCAGACTGGTCAAGCAGGCCATGGACCGAGGGTCTTGGCTAGAAGAGCGGCGGGCTCTGGAGATGAGCCGCGAAGATGCTGAACCGTCGCGCATGAACTGGTACTTTCAATTGGTCGGCAGCATCGTGCATCTCGACGCGCGCCTGGAAGATGGCGACATGCTCGGAGATGCACACACCGAAATAAGCAGGGGCGAGAACTTCTATGGCGTCAATTATGACGCGCTGCGTGAAGCCAAGAATGGCGTTGTCGAAGTCAACGGTGACAAAGGCAAGATCGGGCTGCCCGGCGGGACGAAGCCCGTGGAAAAGGCTGCCGGGGCTGGTCACGATGTCAGCGATGAGCCGCGGGATCCATCGGGCAAGTGGACTGACGGCGGCGGCAGCGACGATGGCAAGGGCGAGCATCCGGGCGAAGGCTATTCCAAGCATGCGTATGTGGACAAGCATGGCGTCATCCACACCTCCAACGTCTATGACGCGCAGCGCGCGCTATTTGAGAACCGCAAGGTCGAGCTGAAGCAGCCGAAGCAAATTTCGACCCTGATCAAGCGGCTGGGAGAGACCGCGGCGGAGATGGCAGAGCAGGGCGAAGCCGCGCCCACTTTCAATCTTTGCCTTGTGTCGGTCGAGGGCACCAATCTTTTTTGCGCCGAGTCGAAGGGCATCCCGCGCGTCGAGATGCCGGTGATCCCGGCCAAGCAGACCAAAAAGTTCATCAAATATTTGAAGGATGAAGGCTACAAGGTCGAGAAGGATAACGAGTACGCGGCCAATCTGCGCGCGACGCAAAGCGAGATCGACGGGGTCAAGGTCGCGACCCAGATGGCGCGCATCAAAAAGGACGGCTTCTACAAGCGGCTGGTGATCTCGAAGGACGATTATATTCTCGATGGCCATCATACCTGGGCCGGCGCGTTGGGCATCGATGCCCAGGACAACAATTTGAAAGATGAAAAGCTAGTCCGAATCGCGCGCGTCAACATCAGCATCACGAAGCTGCTCGAAGAAGCCGAGAAGTGGACCAAAGAGCACGGCATTGCCAAGAAGCCGGTAGGCGCAAAGCAAATCGGGGGCACCCTGCCAGTGCCCCCTCTTATGCCTGCCTCGCCACGCCCTGCCACGCCTTGCCCAGCCAAGCCTTGCCAAGCCCTGACGGGCCGCGCCTTGCCTCCGGAGGTTTTACCCCGAAGCCCCGCGAGTTCGCAATGGGCGGACGTCCGAGCCCGTGCGCTGGCGGCGCTGCGCGAGTTCGATGAGAGCAAGCATCCGCGTGTGCCGGCGGGATCGCCTGAAGGTGGTGAGTTCGGCACGGGCGGCGGCGGCGAAGGTGCGAGCGCGGACGAACCGAAGCTGGATCCCGTAGTCATCAACGTCGGCGGCGACGAATGGAATAGGGCCACCGCGCGCAAGCTCGAACGGGAATATCAGAGCGTACGCCCGAAGCTCGAAACGATGGCCGCGGAATCGGTCGGCCAATCCGCTGCACAAGCGGCGCCGGCGACCGGTGATGACGAGGACGCCGACGGCGATCCGCCATATGAGCCCGAAGAGTGGGGCGCGCTGAGCAACGCCGGCCAGTCGATCGTGGAAGAAAAATACATTGAATGGTCCAAGAGCGATTACGAGAGCAGCGAAAGCGATTATTGGTACGAGGAATATGCGCCGCATGAGGCGCGCGAGCTGATAGCGCAGAAGTTCAACGATGAGACCGACCGGGAATGGGCGGAAGAAGCATTAGCAGAGTCCGCTCTGCCAGAGAGGGGACCATTCACCAATGAGCAAATTCTCCAGGCGGTGACCATCAAATTCGATGGCAACCCAGGCGGCTCGGTGAAAGACCCGGAATTCGAATGGGATGATAAATATCTCGACGAACTGAAGGGTCCCGATCCGGCGCAAATCAATTTGCCGGGTATCGAAGCAATCGAGGGGCACGAGCTGTTGACCGACGACATGCGAGCCAAAATCGAAAAGGTGCTTGAAAAGGCGTTCGACAAGAAAGGCGACGACGAAGCCGGGAAGCTGGATGTGCCAGACTGGGTCATGGAGAACGCGGCAGAGTCGGCCGGCGAGAGCTTCGGCCAAATGGACGACGACGACAAGTTCGCGTGGGCCAAGGCACATACGAACGTCATCGAAGACGAAACGACGGCGGGCACCGGAGACTATGCGGAGGTGCCGGCCGAAGTCGCCAACATGGAAATCGATGCGCTGCCGAAAAGTTACGATCCGCTGAATGAATCGAGTGGCTCGGACTATCAGCGGACGCAAAAGCTCGCGCGCTATCTCTCGGTCGAGCGCACGATGCAAGTGCTCAAGGATCGCAAGTTGGCCACAGGATTTGGAAGCGATGAAATCGGGCAGAATCAGTTGCGCGCGCGCATTGCCAAAATCGACAGCAAATTGTGGGGCGCATGGAAGGACAGCTCGGTCGCGGACGATGGCAAGCTGCTGCAACTGGCAACGTCGGATGAACTCGGCGGACGGATGAATCTGAAAACAGCCACCGATCTTGATCCGGGCGGCATCAAGGCCCGTGCAAATAAGTATTACGAGGACATCGGCGGCTTTGCCGGCATCAAGGCCTACGTCCGCGCGAAGTGGGAAACCACGCAATTTCTGCTCGACAAGGGCCACATCCAGACGCTCGATCTCTATCGCGGGATCGATATGGAGCAGGAAAAATACAACAAGACCTTCAAGCATTATCCTGCGCATCAGCAGATTCAAGGCTACAGATACATGCCGACCTTGCCGGTCGAGCGCAACGGCGCGGCGTCAACTACGACGGATATCTCTGTTGCAAACAATTGGAAGGCTACCCGTACAACCCAAATCACCTTGCGCGCGCAAGTGCCGCGCACTGCGGCGGTCTCGGTTCCAGCCTACGGCATCAATATTCACAGCGAACATGAAGTTGTTGTTGCAGGAACGGCATGGCGGGGCTGGGATGCCTGGGCCGGCAAGGCCCCGCCGCTCCACATCGTTCCCTTGCAGCATGCGGCATGAAAACAACTGCACCAAAGATCGAACCGGAGCCCATCGACATCTTGCAGATGGAGCTTGATGAGAAGCTTCCGTATTGGCTCTCGCCGGCGGCCAGATACGGCGACAGCGAGGAAGCACGGAAGAAGCGGCGCAAGCTCTATCAGCAAAAATGGGCAGAGCGAGGAAAGGGCAAGGGCAAGAAGGAAACCAAAGAAAAAGGGGACACCGCGGGAACGGTGCCCCCTCCGGCCGGCCCTGCCATGCCCAGCCTAGCCTTGCCATGCCCAGCCTCGCCTCGCCTGGGCGTGGCTCGCCTCGCCTTGCCTGATGAAGTTGTAACCCGAAGTCACGGGAGAGCGCAAATGCCACTTCGTAAACCAAGAAAAGGCGAGTCCCAAAGCGCTTGGATGGAATATTGCATGCACGAGCTTGCGACGAGCGAGACTGATCGCCCGCAAGACCAAATGATTGCTATTTGTTTGACGCAATGGCGCGAGCGCGACAAAAAGTCGTTGGCCGATGCGCCGAAGCCGACGAAGGGCGAGACCTACGACGGGTTTATGTCCCGCTGCAAAAAGCAGAGCGACGAGCACTCCTGCGAGACCCGCTGGAATGAATTTGCGCGCGGAAAGGAAGAGCACCCAGGTCCGTGGGATCCGTCTAACAAAGCCGTGCCGCTCAAAGCGAAACAGATCGATCCGCCAGACGACGACGAATCGCACGAGGATTTTCTCGATCGCTGTATGGATGAGATAACCGACGACGATCCGGAAATGGGCGACGACGATGCGCAAGAGGCATGTCAGGTGATGTGGGAAAATCGAAGCGCGAGCGCGAAAAAGATTGTGCACAAGACGCACGCCGCGCCAGTCGAGGGCCGCGCATTCATTCTGTCAGATGAGACCCCGGACCGCCTGGGCGACATCATCAGCACGGAGGGCTGGGATACTTCTGCATTCCAGAAAAACCCCGTGGCCTTGTTCAATCATAATCCGAACGCGCCGATCGGCCGCTGGAGGAACGTGCGCGTTGAAAACAAATCCCTGCGCGGCGAACTGGAAATGGCAGCCGAAGGCATTTCCCCGCGCATCGATGAAATCAGAAAGTTGGTCGATGCCGGCATTCTGAAAGCGGTCAGCGTCGGCTTTCGACCAAGCAAGATGGAACCGCTCGATCCCTCTGATAAATCGTTCTTTGCTCCGCAACGCTATCTCAAACAAGAGCTGGTCGAGTGTTCGCTCGTATCAGTTCCAGCCAATCCCAATGCGCTGGCCGTGGCCAAGTCGCTAAACGTCTCTCCCGCAACGTTAGATATCGTCTTTGCCGAGCATGGCACTAGGGACGATCGATCGCGGCGTCGCGGTTTCACCGGCGAGCATGCCGTTCATCGTCGTACGCAACAGAAAGAAAGGACGGGCGCCATGTCTACGCTCGGTCAAAGAATAGCGGAAACTCAGACCCGCGTTACTGCTCTGAGGGACGAACTGGACGAACATCTCAATTCCTTGGACGATAGCAATATCAGCGACAAGGATCTTGAGACCACCAACGATCTGACGATGCGGTTAGGGCAGCTCAACAAGCAGCTTGCCTCCTATCAGGAAGCCGAGCGGCAGATTGTCGGCAGCGTCAATGGCGGCGGCAACGGCGGCTCACGCCAGATTGCGGTAGTGCGCACAGCCGAGACGCAACGGGCAGCGAACTTGGGCAATGGCGGTAGCCACGCCGAGCCGACGACGCCAGCGCGGGCGACCGTGTTTGCCGCGCCGGGGAGCCCCGAGCCAAAGCCGCTCGATCTGATGGTTCGCGCCGGCGTGGTCATGCTGCGGGCACGCGTCTTCCAGCGTACTCCGGAAGATGAATGTCGCCGCAGCTATGGCGACCACGAGCCTACGATGCGAACGGTCGAGTGGATGATCCGCGCGGCCAGCGCACCAGCGATGACCAACGTTCCGGGTTGGGCGCAGGAATTGGTCACGCAGATCCAAGGCCCGTACATGGATCTGCTCTACCCGAAGTCGGTATATCCGCGGCTTGCGGCCATGGGCATGTCGCTTGACTTCGGACGCGCTGGTCGAATTGTTCTCCCGACCAGATCTGCAACCCCGACCATCGCCGGATCGTTCGTCGGCGAGGGCCAGCCTATCCCCGTGAGGCAGGGGCACTTCACCTCCGTCACGCTGACCCCGAAAAAGTTGGCCGTGATTTCAAGCTACACCAAAGAAATGGAGGACTTCAGCACGCCCGCGATCGAGGCGCTGCTGCGTGACGCGATCCAGAACGACACCGCAATCTCTTTGGATAGCGTTCTGCTCGATGCCAACCCGGCGACCACTGTGCGGCCGCCCGGATTGCTCAACGGCGTGACCCCGCTCACTGCCACGGCCGGCGGCGGCTTCCTCGCGATCATCGGCGACATCAAACAGATGACGAGCGCATTGCTCACGCCGACGCGCGGCAATGTCCGCAATCCGGTCTGGCTGTTGAACCCGATACAGGTCAATTCGCTGAAGCTCACGGTCGCTCCCAACACGGGCGACTTCATCTTCGCGGAGCAAATGGCAGCGGGAGGACTCAACGGTTATCCGGTGATCGATTCGGGTACCGTGCCGCCCGGAAGCATGACGATAGTGGACGCTGCCGACTTCGTCGCGGTGGGTGCAGAGGCCCCAAGATTTGAACTCTCAGATCAGGCCACCCTGCATTTCGAGGACACGAATCCGCAGCAGATCGGCACCGCCGGAACGCCTCCGGTTGTTGCTGCACCGGTGCAATCGCTGTGGCAAACTGATAGCCTCGCATTGAGGTTGATCATGCGCCTCAACTGGTACCTCCGAAGGCCGGTTGTTGCAACGATCGCCGGCGTGACGTGGTAAATTAGATCGCAGCGGCCAAACAAAGGAAAGGATCTAAAAGATGCCCGAACAGAAAGAAGAGAAAGAAGAGAGAGCGGCACCTCCGCAAGCAGACTCCAAGCCGACGCCGACGCAGGACGAAAACGACTCCGCGGCGATGGGCGATCACGTCATGCAGAAGGAGCCGGACGGAAGCCCGGAGGAGGAGTCGCCCGCGATGCAGCTACAAAAGCAGGAAGAAGCCCGCAAAGAGCGAATGGGCAAGAGCAAACAGTCCGAGGCGCGGCCGACCCAGTCGGGTTATCAGACCCGCGCGAGCCAAGCGCAACCGCAGCATCGGCCGCCGCCACCGCGATCCACTAGCGGCGAGTAATTACTCCCTGACCTTGGGGTCCTCGATTTGCGGAAGTCGGGGATCCCATCTTTTTCAAAGAAGAGCAACGCGAGCCGATGAATCCCAACGGCCTTGTGGCACGCGTTCTCGCGCCGATCTTGCGCGCCGCTGAAGGCGCTTATCGGCCCGGCCCATATCCCATGCCGATCAGCGGCGGCTGGCTTTCCGCCGAAGCAGGGCAGTATGCTAACTGGTGGCAGCTCGGCTACCACCTGATCGGCGGTGAGCGCTCGGCTGTTGTTGAAGCCTGCATCAGCGCCTACTCACAAACAATCGCGATGTGTCCTGGGGACCATTGGCGATCCAACAACAAAGGCGGCAAGACGCGCGTCACGAATTCTGCGGTCTCGCGCATTCTGCGCAAGCCGAACGCCTATCAGACAATCAGCGATTTTCTGCTCAATCTAACGGACTCATTGTATCGCGAGGGCAACGCCTACGCCCTGGCATTGCGCAACGATCGGTTTGAGGTTTCCGAACTGCATCTGATGAATGCGCGCTACAGCAGACCGCAACTCGCGGTGACGGGAGATATTTTCTACAGGTTGGGCGGCAACGACGTTATCGCCCAGCAGCTAGGCAATCAGCAGATCATCGTGCCGCAACGCGACGTGCTGCATGTCAGATTGCGCACCGACTACCGCGTGCCGCGGCCGCTGATCGGGGAATCGCCGTTGATGGCCGCGATGAGCGACATCATCGCCACCGATGCGATCTTGCAGCAACAGATTGCGTTCTATCACAATGAGGCGCGGCCCAGCGCCGTGCTGTTGACGGATGAGACACTCGACAAGGATCAAATTCAATTCTTGCGCGATCGATGGAATGAACAAACTCGTGGAATAAATCAAGGCAAGACGCCAATCTTAACGCAAAAGGTAAAACTCCAGCCATGGGCAACGTCCGGCGGAAAAGACAGTCAGATCGCTGAAATTGCCAAGATCTCCGATCAACGCATCGCGCTTGCCTTTCGCATTCCGTTGCAGATTCTCGGCATCGGCGGAACGCCATATTCGTCGGCAGAATTGTTGATGGCGAGTTGGATCGCGCTCGGTCTCGGATTTGCTCTCAATCACGTCGAGGAAGCGTTCGGACTATTATTTGGTTTGAATGGTCAGCCCGAGGATTACATCGAGTTCGATACCGATGCATTGCTGCGATCCGCTCTGAAAGATCGCATCGACGCACTGGTGAAGGGAGTGCAGGGCGGCATCTATGCGCCAAATGAAGCGCGCGCGATCGAGGGCTATGATGCCGTGCCCTTCGGGGATTCGCCTCGCGTGCAGGCGCAGGTCGTCCCTCTCGAATTCGCTGGGAAAGTCCCGCCCGCGCCCACACCACAAACACCGCCGTCAACCCCGACAGCCACGCCAGCAAAAGAACAGCCAGCAAAAGAACAGCCCGCGAAAGATTATCATGCAACAGCCAAACGGGAAGCAACACGACTCATTGACTCTGCCGCCCGAGCCAGACGGCGATTTGTTGCTTGATGTTTGGCGCGAGGCCCTCGCCGAAACGTTGGCGCAGGAGCAGGAGCGCTGGCACCGCGAGCGCGCGAAACAACAGGAGCAATGGCAGCGTGAGCGCGCGCTGATCGAAGCGCAAGCCGGTCAAACGATTGCCGAGCTGGGCCGCACGATTGCCGAGCAGCGCGCCGAGATCACAGAGCAGCGCATCAGATGCGACGCGCTAATTAACGCCAAGCTTGGCGAATTGACCACGATGGTGATTGAGCGGCTGGCGCTGGTGCGCGACGGATCCGAAGGGCCAGCCGGCCGCGATGGCAAGGATGGCCGTGACGGAGTCGACGGTGCTCCGGGAGTGGTCGGCCTGAGAGGAGAGCAAGGGGTCGCCGGCGAGAAGGGCGAGCCGGGCGAGAAGGGCGAGCCGGGCGAGTCGATTGTCGGCCTTCCGGGCGAGCGCGGCCCCAAAGGGGATCCGGGCGAGTCGATTGAAGGACCATCAGGGCCGAAGGGCGATCAGGGGCCGCAGGGCGAATCCATCACTGGACCGCCCGGCCCTCCTGGGGAAAGCGTCACCGGCCCTCCCGGCCCGATCGGACTACAAGGCGAGCACGGGCTGCCTGGGGAACGTGGCTTGCAGGGACTTCGCGGCGAAGCCGGGCCGGCCGGCGTGAGAGGCGTGCCGGGGCTTGCGGGCGAGAGGGGCGAAAAGGGCGACAGTACCATCGGCCCGCGCGGCGAGCGCGGCGAGCCCGGCGAGAGTGGTCCGGCCGGCGCGGCTGGATTGCCTGGGGAGCGCGGAGAGCGCGGAGAAAGGGGCATCGTCGGCCCTCCCGGCCCGTGCGGAGATTTCGGCCCTCCCGGCCCGATGGGACAGCCTGGGCTCGTGGGCGAGCGCGGTGAGCGCGGCGAAAAGGGCGAGACGGTCGTCGGCCAGCGGGGCGAGCGCGGCGAGCGCGGCGAGAGCGTCACCGGCCCTCCCGGACTCGTGGGCGCAAGAGGCGAGCGCGGGGAAAAGGGCGACTCCATTACCGGACCGCGCGGGGAGAAGGGCGAATCCATCGTCGGCCCGCGTGGACCCGAGGGACCAATCGGGAAGTTGTTTCACGTGAAACAATACGAGCCCGACGCCGTCCATTATTCGGCCGACGTGGTGACTTTCGAGGGTTCCACCTATCAAGCCCGGCGCGATACCAAGCACGCGCCCCCGCATGCCGATTGGGCGTGCCTCGCGGCCGCAGCCCCGCCGGTGCGGGGGCTGACGATCAAAGGCACATACATCGAGACGGGGATTTACGATGCGCTGGATATCGTGGCCAGAAACGGTGGAGCATTCGTCGCGCGAAAGGACAAGCCTGGAATCTGCCCAGGTCCGGACTGGCAGCAGATCGCCCAGCCGGGTAAGGCCGGGCCGCGCGGGGACAGGGGCGAGGCTGGCGCGCCCGGAACGGCAGGACCGGCCGGGAGGAGCGGAGAGCCCGGCAAATCGGCTCCTGCCTTGCGGGAATGGAAGCTCGACCGCAAAACGTACACCGCAATTCCGATCTTGAGCGACGGCACAGAAGGCCCGCCATTGGCGTTGCGCGGGTTGTTCGAGCAATTCATGGCAGAGGCAAAATGAGGGGCGCGTGATGGCAGTAAATCCGACCGGAACGCAGGCGGAAAACGACCAAGCCGCTACGGGTCACACGGTGGTCGCCAAGGTTGCGGACGGCTCGCCGCTCGATCCCAACACCCCCGCGTGGCAACAGGGACTTCCGGCGAACGTGACGCTGCCGGTCATCACCGGGACCGCGACCGTTGGCTCGACGCTACACTGCTCCACCGGCTCGTGGAATTACAGCGGTCTGGCGTACACGTATCAATGGTTGCGCGCGGGCGCGAATATCGCCGGGGCGACTGCGAACAATTACACGGTGACCACGCCCGACAAGACCTTCACGCTGAGCTGCGCGGTGACGGCGACGAATGCCAAGGGCTCGGTATCTGCAACGTCGGCAGCGACAGGAGTCGTGCCCTGAACAAAAGAGGGCCGGTGCGTTGATTCGCGCCGACCCTCAAATGCCTGCCTCGCCTGCCTCGCCACGCCGAGCCGCGCCTCGCCCAGCCGAGCCGAGCCTAGCCTTGCCACGCCTTGCCTAAGCCGATCCTTGTCGCAATATGCGCCGTTGTCCACCCCTTGTTTTTTGGACTCTCCCTAATGGCCGACGTAGACATCGTCGTCATCGACCCCGCGGTGTCGATCGATTTGATCACACTCGACGAGTGTAAGCTGCTGTGTGGCATTCTGCCGAGCGACGTGTCGCACGATGACTATCTGATCATGCAGATCAGCATTCAATCGGAGATGATCTTTAAGGCGTGCCATCGCGTATTTGCTCGCGAAACGGTCGAAGAAAGCTGGCGCGAGATGTACACAAGTGAGTCTGGAACACGACTATTCCTGACCCACTGGCCGGTTGCCGCCACCGACATCCAGAGCGTGACCGTGAACGGCGAAGTCCTCGATCCAACGCTATGGAGCCTAGAGCCGGATTCCGGCAAGCTTTCGAATTATGCTGGCTGGGTCGAGCCCGCCGTCGTCACTTACACGGGCGGCTATCTATTGCCCGACGAGGCGCCTTTGCCGTTGAAGCATGCGACCGCGTTGCTTGTGAACGAGGCGCGCCGGCAAGTGATACTTCAGAGCATGGAAGGCATTCGCAGTTTGTCGCATAAGAGCGCGCGCGTGCAATTCTTTGATCCGAACGCATTGTTGCTGAAGACCATAAGCGCAGGCGGCAACACCGCTGCGCAAATCGCCGTGGCGCGCATCCTGTCAAGATACATGCAGACCTATGTGTGATGCTCAAGATCGAATTGGACACGTCACGCATCGAAGCCAGACTTGCGAAGATGCTAGATGGCATCAAACAGTTCGGCAGCGAGGACATGTCGGCTGAATTGATGGCGTGGCAGGTCGATGACGTGCATCGCCGCTTTCCGCATGTCGATCAGCTCGATCCGCAGACCGTGGAAACATCGATACAGACTCATTCTCACGTCATGGCGACGGCGCAATCGTCGCGGACGCCGCGAGCGCCGCGGCCGACGGTCGTGCACCGACCAGTTGTGCGACCGCAATTGATCGATCGGCTCCGAGAGCGGATGGTCGCCAAGATGCAGGAAAAGGTCACATGGCGGTAGATTTCTCGGCATTAGACTATGCGCCGAATTTTGACATGTGGGCGCGTACGATCACCGTCACGCCGGTCGTGTCCGCGCCGGGCGCCGGTAGCTACCAGATGCGCGGCATTTACGACACCGACGAAAGACTGATCCAGGGATTGGATGGCGTGTCGATCATTTCCGATCAAAAAACCGAGCTTGATATTCTCGAATCGGAATTCGTCGCCAGCGGGTATGCGCTGCCTGTGCAGGGCGACATCGTCGATATCCCGCAAGAGAACAACATTCCGGCGCGCGGCCCGTTCGAGATCGTCGATAGCAAAGACAATGGCGGTGGCGAGATCACGCTCGTCATACGCTTGCTGGGAGTCGCGCCGTAATAAAAAAAGCCGCCCCCCCGGAAGGGAGCGGCTTCGTTGGTAGTCCGGTTGACCCGCTTTCTGAGTGTCAGCCGTTCTCGGCGGCGGCGGATTGCAGAACTTGCCCTCTCAGTCCGCCGTCGTTCGCTCCTTCGTAAGCTTGTCGATCACGTCCTCCCAGGAGTCGCCCTGCGCCATCACATGGAAGAACAACCCGTTTGATGTTCCAACGGTGAACTTGAAGTGATGGTGGGCTTGATAGTTGAGCTTCTCCGTGATTTTCTTTGCCGCGTTGTAGGCGGCAACAAGATCCTGATACTCTTGATTGGCAAGCAACGCCTTGTAACGTTCGTCCCGCTTTTGCCTTGCTTGATCGCGCACCGCTTGCGCTTCTGCTAGCTGCGCTTGCGCTGCCGCTCGCTGCTCGGCGTCCGGGGCTTTAGGATCAACCCGATATCCGAGCGTCTTGCCAAGAATTTTGGCAAGCTTCTTCACTGCTACTGCACGTTCCATTATCTATCTTTCTCTGTGTGTGTAGGTGAGCCCTCCAGCCCGCTGACACGGGCTGAAGGGTATTTGCTCAGACTTTAGACGCCAAGCACGGCTGCAATATCAGGTATCTCTTTTTTGCTTTCTTCCTTGGCTTGCTTCCTCGCGATCTTGGCTTGTCGTTCCTCCTCGCGAGTCTTGTCCAGACGCTTCTGACTGCGGCTGACTGCCTTGACCGATTTACGGTAGCGGGCTTCTGCTTTGATCAAAAGCTCTAGCGCTTTGTCGCGCTTATCACGCAGCTTGGTCACGTCATCTACAAACGACTTGTGCTTGGCTAGCATCCGATCTAGGATGGTCATGTTCATCTCCTCTACATTGTCAAACAACCCGCCAGCCGATCCACCGGCTGACGGGTCTATTGTAGCATACGCACTTTCGAGTTTTCCGTCTTTTCGTATGTAACAAACAAACGAGCATCGATGGAATGCGCGCATCTTTATCAGATGTCGCTGCTTGACTCCGATGACTGCTGATCTGATCGAACTCTATCTGATAAGCACAATCGCAGATGTGCCGATGCGGCGCTGCGACAATCTGTCAAAAAAAGCCGATGTGATGGCGTTGCGAATTTTGCTGGTCGTGGCCGTGTTGGCCGGGTTTATCTTGGTGGCAATTGCGGTGCGGCAGGATGCGTTGGCCACGATGCCAATCGGCTCGATCTACATGTTTGTCGGCGGTCTCGGCATCATCATCACTGCGCTCGTCGTCAGCATCATCTTGGTCATCATGAGCGAATGAAATGACGATCTCATATGTGCCGAGCTTGAAGTCGACGAGAATGCAGGCGGTCATAGATCAGATCGACTCCGACACGAATCCGGGTTTCGTCGAGATCGGAACGTCTGGCATGGGAACCGTGCTGGTGGCCATCACGCTCGCCAAGCCGTCGTTTTCAGAGGATGGCGAGGGAACCATAACGATGCTCGGCACGCCGGTGTCCGGCTCTGCTGCGGCCGCTGGGAAGGCTGCAAGCGCGACCATCATGAACGGCGCCGGTGCCGAGGTCGTCACCGGTCTCACGGTGGATCTCGCTAATGCCGACATCCTCATCAGCAACGTGGATATCGCGCAGGGCGACTCCGTGCCGATCATCTCTGGCGTCATCAGGCACGCGCCATGACCGCAACGCTCGACGCAACCGAGGCCCCAGATTCGTGCCTCGTCAGGATAAGCGGCATCGGTCACGACATCCCGTGGACCGAGGGCGGCGGCATCACCGAGGTCCAGAGCTATCCATGGCTGGTCGTGAATGCGATCTACGACAGGCTCACGACGATGACGCTGTTCCGCGGCTGGACGATACGGCGCATCAACCGCGCGCTGCCGATCGAGAGCGGAGTTCATATTCCATTCCTTGGCATCTATCAGAGAGACGAGACCCTTGGCCCTGATGGTGATTACAACCTGGGAGACATCAGGTTCACCAACACCGTCAACATCGGCTTTCAGATCGTCATCAAGAACAACGATCCGAGCGCCTGTCTGCAAATGCTGGATCGGTGCTCGACATATCTGATCAATCAGATTCTACGCGACAACACGTTGACCAATCTTTATCGGGCTGCGGCCATGCCGGATGGAGGGCCTGCGCTTCAAGGTTTTCCGCGCGGTCGCATCATGGAGCGGTGGGGCACCGTCGGGCAGCGCAACGAGACGCCGGTCGGGGAGCGACTGGTGGAGCTGTCGTTCGTGTTCAAGAC